CTTGCGGTTTGTTAGTTTTTCTGTACTCTTCACCGCAACCGTAGCCTGTTCTTGTCCCCATGAGCTTACTGCGCATTCAAACGGGGCGCCTCCGTCCGCCTGTGCAATCGCTACCTTCGGAGTTTTTGGGCATTTATATTTAATCGTCAAAGGTTTTGTTTGCCCTGCTTCAAGTGTCATGGGTTCACTTGCCACCAACATAACGCTTAAAGAATTCATATTTGCAACATTCATCATGCTGTCAATGCCCTCGATTGCGGTACCATTCAGCCGAACCCGGCAAAATGGTTTCTGGCTTACGGATACGCCGGTACGGATGTCCATGTTATTAATTGCCGGGTCTTCTGCACTTCCGGAGGCTGGTGTCCCGTTAATTACTTTAAATTTCACATCTTCCACACCGGTATCTTCGTTTCTTGTGTATTCCAGAACAACAATGTCCCTTCTTAACATACCCTGTGTGCCGGACTGGATGGCAATGTTTTCGGATTCTCCATATCCGATATATACCTGTCTTCCGTCTATTACAGCCACGCCGTCTTTTACTGTAATCTGGTTCGCGGTCTGGATAGCAGTCTCCATCTTGTTTCCCACCGGAAGGATTGCCGCATCCCCGAAAATCCCCCGGTTGAAGTCTGCCCACTGTTCTGCCGTTACATGGTCTTTTCCTTTATAGCCTGTTACAAGTTTTACTGCCATTATTCTTCTCCTTCCACTTTGTGTTCTATGGTGATAACTCCGTTTTCTACGCTTACAATCTTCTGTACAACCGGTTTCTGCAGATGGAGGCCGGTCTCATAGTCCCTTCCGGCAACAATGTCCCCGATCTGGACGTTAATGCCCTGCACTTTCATTTTCATGGCCTTGGAACTCATGCGCTCTTTTAAGCGCTTTTTCCCGTTTGAAATCAAATCCTCCAGGGTTTCTGCACTGCTGTAGTCATATACCTCTGTGCGCTCCTGCAAGCCTGTGTAATACTTCTTGTCCTGTAAAATACTTCCGTCTAGCTGCGCATACAAGTGCACCACCTGGCGGTCTTTTAATTCCCCTTTGCCAAGGCAGATAAGATGGTTAATTCCACGCCTGGATTCCTTTAGATTAATAGCAATCCGGCTGTCCTGGGAAAACTCTACCTCTTCCGACAGGTTCTGGATGGGTACTGCAGAAAGGACAACAAAAAAAGGCTCATTCGGGCCTCCCTGTTTAATCTCGATATTAATCCTTGCGTTTTCCTTTTCCAACATCTTGCCAAATCCGGTTAACGCATCTGTGTAGCGGTCAAACTTGTAGTTCTCCATCGTAATGCCGCTGGGGCTTTCCGGAATAGTAAAAAACTGGTCGTAAGAATCTTTCAGAAGTTCCCTCATGATATCGTGAGCATCCCCGGAGACTACGCGGTAATCTTCTCCGGCAGGAGGCTCTATCACGATTTCCTTCAGGAATCTTCGAAAAGAGTTCCCCATCCAGGTTTCCTTGCTGTCGCTGGTCCAGGAATCCAGTTCCTCTATCAAGGCGCCGTACTCCGTTCCGGGACAAATCAGGTACATCCCAAAATCTAAGAATCCCCTTTCGCATGTTATTTCCACATCGTTAGTGTCCCCGATATCGAAATCTATGGCAACGTTGTCCGGGATTCCTCCTAATTCCATCTTGTTCTTGTCGCAAATCAGAAACTCCATTTTGGTTCGCTCCTTTCATCTAGCAATGTAAGGTCTATCCCGTAACTTCCCGGCCAGGTAATAACATGCGCCCCTGGTGGGATTTTCTGGAATACCGATATGTTTTTCTCCCTGGAATTGTACAGGGAAGTTACCTCTCCCATCCTTCCAATCTTCAAAACCGTTCTGTCCACGCTGTTAATAACCATGCGCTCTCCTTCGTAGATAGTAGCATATACGGTGTATGGGTGTCCGCCAATCATGATACTTGGATTGTCTGCAAATCCGTAGACAGTCAGGATAAAGTTGCTGTCTGCAAAGGATGGGTTCTCTATGGTTCTCCTTCCATAGCTTGTTGCTACAAAGTCAAAGGGAAAACCAAACATAGGATATTCGATCTTAATATCAGACGGCCTTGCGAAATCAAAGGGAAATTCCCCCAATACTGCCTGGTTCTCAAGTGCTTTTTCACTGTAGGTTCCGCCTGATATTACAGGATATTGGATGTCCGGCTCTTTTACAGGAAGCTGCTGTGGGTGGAACTGGTAGAAAGTTTCTTTTATCCAGAACGGATATGGGCAATAGAAATTAATTGTTTTTTTAACGTCAAAATAATCCCCTGGAGCAGTCTCTGAATCTGTAATATAACATTCTATATAGTATTCATCAAAAAATAACTTTCCAGGTTTATTTTCTCGAACATCGTAATCGAATATGTCGCATAATTTGTTTGCAATTTCTTTTTTCTCATTTTCCGTTCCAAATATCTTAAGTTCCATCTTAAATGCTAATGGGTCTTTTCCGAAATGGTCTACCAGTATTCCAAATCTTTGATTGTTGCCGGAAACTTTCCAGGAATAAGAGTGCAATTTTGTGTCTTTAATTTTTATATTTGCACTTTGCAAATCACAAATAATCCCATTACTGTTCTGGTATCTAACCATTAAATTGCACCCCCATCCTTCGCAATCCTCTTCCAAATGACCTTTCGTCAATATATGTTATTATGTTCTGTTCTCTATTACTTCTTGTAATTACATTCGCAAGGCTCTCGCAATCTATCTGTTGCGTTATTACGTTTGTTTTCTCCGGACTTACAACAATCGAACTTGCAAGTGTGTTTACCGCTTTTGTAACAACCGGTATATTATTTTTTATTCCTTTCGCTAACCCTTCCATAAAGTCCGGCATCCAAGTTTCGTATTCCCTAAGAGGTCCCACATCCGGTCTGGAAAAGTGTAGGAAAGATCTGATCTTATCCGCTACAGATTTTACAGCGCTCGTTACATTTCCGATTGCATTTCTGATTCCCTGCGCGATTCCGTTAATAAAATCCGCTCCCCATTGCAGCGCTTTGCCTGGCAAAGATGTAATGAAGTTAATTGCCGACTGAAATCCACTTTCCACAATACTTCCTAAATTGCTTAAGGTATTCTTAATCCCAGACACCAAGTTCTTAAATGCATTTACCGCCGATTCTTTTAGATTGTTTGCTGTATTTACAACAAAACTCTTTACGCTCTCCCATACCTGTGAAGTTGCCTGTTTGATGCTATTCCAAATCTGACTTACAATATTCTTAAATCCTTGCAGTAATGTTTGTACTCTTGTTACCATCCCATTTACCAAGGATGTTACTGCCTCTTTTATTCCATTCCATATCTGGTTCGCTGCTTCTTTTATGTTGTTCCAGATATTCGCCGCATCTGATTTTAACTGTTCAAAATCCCCTGTGACTAAATCTATTAACAATAGCACAGGGCCAAGAATCGTATTTTTTAATAATTCCCATGCCCCGGATGCAATAGAAACAAGTCCAGACCAAATTCCTTGCAGAGTTGTTACCATATTTTGAAATAGCGTCTGTATGGTAGTTACAATTGTAGCAACTATCGGATTCTCCATAATGGCCTGCCAGGTCTGTGTAAAGAAATCCTTTACCTGCTGCCAGATTCCAGACCACCACTCTGGTATCGACTGGAATTTTTCCACCAGGCTCTCCCATGCCGCCGGTATCGTCTCTGTAAAAAATAAGCAGATGGCATCCCATATGGCTGCACACTTATCTTTTACAATCTGCCATAAATTTCCAAACCATTCTGTAACGGCTCCCCAGTTCTTTATAGCCGCAATAATAAGTCCTATGGTGGCAACTGCTACACTGATCGCAACCACCACTGTGCTAATAGGAGCAGATAGTAAAGACAGTACACCCGCTATTGCGGATATCCCAGTCATAACTTGTCCAATTACCATCAGCAATGGACCCAAAACAGCAATAATACCAGCAAAAGCAACAATTCCCGTCTGCACTCCTTGTGGAAGCGCGGAAAATTTATTTGCTAATTCTGTTATAAACTCAGCCACTTTTGTGATAACAGGAGCTAATGTTTGTCCGATTGTAATTGCCGCTGTCTCAAGGGAACCTTTCATCTCTTCGATAGCAAGAGAGCCTTCTCCCATTTGTGAGTTCGCAAGCCTTTGCGCAGCTTCCTGGTCATTCGTTGCTTTAATGTAAGTCGCAAGTCCTTCTTCTCCGCTATTCATCATCACAGTAGCTGCCCTCATAGCGTCGGACCCAAAAATTGTTTGAAGTGCAGCGTCCCTTGCTGCAGGAGACAATCCTCCTAATTTATTTTGCAGCTCTTCCGCCATATCAGACGCGCCAAGAAGATTCCCCTGCGAATCCCTTGTCTGAATTCCAAGTGCTTCTATTTTTTTAGCGGCTTCATCCGTCGGAGCAGCCAGTCTCTGCAGCATTGTTTTTAAGGATGTTCCTGCATCACTTCCTACGATTCCGGCATCTGCAAATTTTCCTAATACTGCTGTTGTTTCCTGAATAGACCAACCGGCATTTTTTGCCTGGGCGGATGCCTGGGCCAGTCCTTGTGTAAGTGGTTCTACATCTGTAGAAGATGCGGCGGCGGCTCCTGCCAGTGCGTTTGCTGCTTGCGCAGAATCATTTGCGGACAGACCAAAAGCTCCCATTGCCTGCACCACTACATTTGCAGTGTTTCCAAGTTCCATGCCAGAAGATGCCGCCAAATCCATAGTTGCTTTTAATGCACCTGCCTGGATATCTGCTTCTGTAAGACCGCCTTTTGCAAGCTCTGTAATTGCTTGTCCAGCTTCCTGTGCAGAGAAAATAGTTTCTTTCCCAGTTTGAATCGCCAGGTCTCTCAATGCCCCCATCTGCTCCATAGGCATATCCATAGCACCTGCTGCCTGTGACATTGCGTCCTCAAAATCATTTGCAGTGCTTACAGAAACAGCTCCAAGTCCTGTCAGTGCGGCAGTAACCGGCATCATGGCTTGTCCGGCGCTTTGCATTTTCCCGCCAATTTCTCCCGTAGTGACAGAGATTTTCTCCATTGCTGCACTTCCACTTCCGGCTGTCTTTTTTAGATTCTTAAGCTGCTGCTCTGTTTCGATAATTTCTCTTTGCAGAGCATCATATTGTGATGTGCTTATTGGATTTCCAAATTCATCACCCGTCTCTTTTGCTTGTTTCTGCAATTCTTTCAGATGCCTATTCGATTCTTTTAATTCGGATTGAAGTCTCTTATATTCCTCTGTATCAATGTCTCCAACATCTTCTAATTCTTTCATTTTCTTTTTTAATTTAGAAATAGAAGTTTCTGTTTTGTCCATCTCTTGCCTTATCGGCTCATAAGCCTTTTCCCAGGCATCATAATTTTTAACGCTTTCCCCTGCTTTTTCGTTTGCTCTCTTTAAAGCTTTTAATTTAGTATTTGTTTCTTCAATCTCTTTCTGCAAAAGCTGCTGTTTCTGCGTGAGCAAAGTGGTGTTAGATGGGTCTAACTTTAGCAGTTTATTTACATCTTTAAGGCTTCTTTGTGTGCTGCTCAAGCTACTTTCCACGCCTTTTAAGGCTTTTTCAAGACCAGATGCGTCACCGTCTAACTCAATCGTGATTCCTTTAATTCTTTTTGACCTATCTCCACCTCCTTATAATCTGTCAATATCTTCCTGCGTAGCTATCACAGGATATTCGTATTCATCATTTTTCATTTCGATAAACATATCGTTTACCATTCCGATGCTGAGAAGTTCTAAATCCGAAATAGAAATACCGCACTGCACACACCGAAGCATGAACAATGCGGTATTGACTTCTCTATCTATTTCCCTATCTCTTTTTTTGCTGTAGACATTTGTTTGTTTTCTAAATTCCACATTTCTAAAATTTCCGGAAGAATTTCATAGATGCTAAATGTTTCGAACTGCTCCAGCCATTCATCAATTTCGGATGGCTGGCTTGCATCACCATGCTTGTGCATCAAATACGCAATATTCTCAAACATTTCAAGAGAATCAATCGGAAGAGAACTTTCCGTTTCCTCTCCCGTTTCCTCTCCCGTTTCTTTTCTCATTTTTTCCTGCAACGTTACCTGTTTCTGTAGTCTCTGCATATCTACAAAAATATCTCTCCCGAATTTAAGCCTATACATCCTCGGGATTGCTGCAGAACTTTTAAATTTGCATTCAACCCCACTAATCACCAATGTTTTTCTCATTTTTCCCCTTACGCTAATTCAGCGTCCTTTTTATAAACTTCTGTAAACCACTTAGCTTTTGCCTTTTCATAACTTTCTTTTGTGGTTTTTGCTCTTACTGTGCCATCTTCGGATGCCGCGCATGAAACCGTAAGTTTATCCACATCCGGTTCTTTAGAATCAGAAGTAGTCTTCGCTTCCACATTCGGTCTTGTAGCTGTACAATTATAAAACCAGAACAGCGTAGGCTCAGCATCACCGTCAATCTGGAATCCAAGAGCAAACTCTTTCGCTTCTACGTTTGAGTTCTCAATCAGAACACCATTTTTGTCCTTTGCCTCTCCAAGAATCTTCTCACGAAATTCATCTGTAATCAGTGCCATTTCTAAGTCACCCTGGTATCCTCCATTTGATGCAGCTACATAATATTTAATACCGTCCGCATAAAATGGAGTTAATTCTCCCTGCTGTTCTAAAGATAAAGAAACAGCCCCAGGAAGTTTAATTGGTGCATCATATGTTCCGCCTTCCTGTTTTAATGCTACATGTACATTGCTAATATTAAATTTAACTTTACTCCTTGCAATACCTCCTATATTTCAAACACAGTCTGAATCATTTTCTCTGATTCGATATAAGTTTCTGTTTTTTCATAATAAATCTTATTTTCTGTTAAAAAATCGGAAATTTTCTTTTCTGCTTCCAACTCCTTCTTATCGCAATACAGTTCAATATTTGTATCCTCGATTTCATGATATACAATTCCGTCTGCAGAAAAATTATCACTTCCCATCCCTTGTACTACAATATACGGACGTTCGGGAACATGTCCTTCTGCAAAATGGCTGTAAGCGACTGGAAAACCCATTTTCTTTAACCCGCTAACCAGATCTTTTAAGATCATCTTCCCAACCTCATTTCTACCCTTCGTTCAAATTCCTCATTGCACCATTCTTCCACAGGTTTGATATGGACAATTGCCCTGGCTCTTCCACCTATGTTTAATGCATGTCCGTTTTCCAGCAAATGCGTAAGACCTGGCTTTTTCTTATTATGCACAACAAATTGGAACTTTCCATTTCCTTTTCTAAAATAGGTAACGCCCCATCCATCCGCATAATGTCCTTTTTTACTGCCTCTGCCTCTTGGAGATGTGGCTTTTAACTTTTTCGTTCCTTCTTTTGCTACAGCTTTTGCAATTTTTTCAAATTCTTCTTCTGTAACGTTATTAAATTTTTTAAGCTCCTTTAGTACGGCATCTTCTAATCCATCAATATTTACCTTACTCATCCGAATGCACCGCCCTTATTTTTACAATTTCATTCCTGAATTGTACGTTATCAATCGTCTTAACATTGAAGTTTTTTCCTCTCCAAACAACACGATAGTTTCTTGTATCCATCTCATCAAAAAATTTCTTCCACCTACACACGAAATCAACCGTATTTTCCGCATTCAATGTAGCAGCTTCCCAGTATTCTTTTCCAGAAAGCCCATTCATATATGCGTAATCCCTTTTAAAAGGTTTCCATTTTTCAACCGGGTTCCCTATATCATCGTAATCATGCACCAATTTCTCAATCATGATTTTCTGCGAATATGCACCAGCATTCATTAAACCACCCCCGCATCAGGAGTAGGCAGAAGATTTGTTCTGTGCATTCCGAGAATTGTATCCACTACAATATTTACAGAATTTTTCTGAACAGTCATTGATCTGTTATCCCACATGTCAGAAATCAATGTTAGTACTGCAACAGTGATATCCTCATGTTTATCAATTTCTATTTCTACTAACCCTGTCTGGCTTTTGCAATATTCGATAGCAGCCTTCTTTATCGTTTCAAGCAAAACCGTATCGTAATATTCTAAGTTGTCTGCATATTCTCTAAGATGGCTAAGAATCACATCTTGCGTTATCTCGCTTACTTTCATCTTTCACCGCCTTCCTCATCGGCTGTAAATATCCGCAATCAACCAAAGGCTTTGCAAGAGAACTTTTCAGCTCCCTTACTTCGCCTTTCATCATACAGATTTCACCGACAAAAGAGACTGTTGCCTCGTATTTCATTTTTACTCTCCCATCTTAAGAGCGGCAATCTTCTGTTCATTTTCGATTTTTGCGTCAAACTCCATCCAAGCTACAACTCCGACTGCATGCTGTGTTGCGTATTTCTCGCGAAGAACTTGAATTTCCATTTCCTCTGTAATCTTTACTGCAAGTCCAGACATATCTCCGTAGTAGATTGTTGTCTTACTCGCCCCGATATCATCCATATTGTCAGAAACATAAACAGGTTTTCCAAGAAGCATATTACCAAATGCAGATGTTGCATCATCCTGCAAGAGATATCTTCCGTTCTGGTCTTTCAGTTTGCGGATTGCCGTTCTTGTCTTGCTAGACATAATCCAGATTGCATTCTGCTGGAACGCATCTTTAATACTTCCCTGTAAATCAATCAGTTCATCTGCTGTGACTGCATTATTCGCCTTTGCAGTGATAACGTTTTTCACTTTGCTAAGGCCATCAATTTTTGAAAGCTCTCCCTTCAATAGTTTCTCTTCTTCGAATCGCGCAATCTGATAAGCCATGTGGTCAATTACAAAAGACACAATATCAAATTGTGAATTGTTCATAAGCGACTTAGATACAAGTGTAAGTGCTCCTACCAGGTATCCAGTTAAGTCAATCGAACTGAATTTCCCTGTGCTGGATGTAAGCTCAGTAAATTCGTCATGGAAACCAACTGTGATATCCTCTGTATCCGTCAAAGGATAGAACGGAATAGAAAGAGTTCCTTTCACATTGTATTTCGTTGCTTTTTCAAGAATCGGGCAGATATCGTACACTTTTTTGATAATTTTATTTGCAATTGTCTTTGGCACAACTGCTCCGTTATCACCAAACGTAAGATTTTCTGCACGGTTTTCTGTTACAGCTCCACGCAGGAAATCGGCAAATTCTGCTTCTTCTGCTCTTTCTTCTGTTTCTTCTTCCTCAGCTCTTTCAACCATCTTATCTGCCATTCTATTCAGAATCTCAATGGTTTTGTCGATTCTGTCAATCTCAGAAGAGATTTCCTCCGCTCTTTTCTCTTCTTCCTCTGTAATAGCTCTTTCCTCTGCTTCAAGAGTAGCATTCAGCAATTCAAGCTCCTGTACGAGTTCTGCTCTTTTTTCGTTTAATACCTTAATATTTTTCTTTTTCCTTAGACATTTCCTCCATATTTTTTAATCATATTTTTTAGTTTGCTATTGTCCGGCTTTTTCTCCGGCTCTTTTTTATCTTTAAAGCCCACATAGTCAGCTTCAAATTCTTCTGCACGAATTTCAAAATTTTCTTCTCCTTCTTCTCCGGCTCTAGCTTCCACCGTAGTAGATGTGTACCACGGCCTCATTGTGTCATCAATTAAAGACACTTCCTTTAGCGTTAAATCCGAAATTGTTCTTACTGGCATTCCGTTTCGGTCTGCTCTTTCCTCGGTTGGATTCGTAAACCCAAATGACCAACCACGAAGCCTTTTCTCTTTCGCTTTCTGCACAACTTCCGGATTGTCAATCTCAGCGTGTGCTCTCAGACCAATAGCATCTTCTCTGAGCGTAAGATTAGATTTTGTTCCACCCAGCATCTTGTCCCATTTGTGATTTAGAAGAATCTTTACCTCGTCCGCTTTTGCGATCGCTCTCCTGAATACCCCAGGAGCTATTCTTTCAATGAAATATCCTCCTTTTCGGTCTGGGATTGGTCGACTGTCTCTGTCTGCAACGTTGACATATCCGTCAATGATGACTTTTTCTCTGTCTCCATCTGCTCTAATTTCAATTCTTGCCCTTCTTTCTCACCTCCTAGCTTATTAGACTGATTTGTATTAGGTGTATAGACTACTTTTGTTTTTGGGTCATATAAAACATCTTGCAGCCCTAATTTGATAAACTCTAATCCAAGCGGTTCCATATTTTCTTTCTCGCGGACCTCATCTACCTGCATCCAACCTGTTTCAATCGCTTCTTTGTAAGCCCCGAAACGCTTATCTGCATCACCTTTTGTCAGTTCGTAAGTATCTGCTGCAAAGAAATACTCTTCTTTTTCGCTTTCCAGTAACACAGATTTATTCAGTGCAACCATGAATGCACCAAGAAACATATTTACGCAATATTTGATAAATGCTTTATCTCCATTTTCTGTGCCTACATCATCTGGAACTCCAAGGATTGTACGGATTTCCTTTGCATTTGTCTGCTTATTTTCATTCAACTGCATTTCTACAGAAGTGTTCGAAGCCTCCTGGAACTCCAATCCATTATTCAAAATAATCACGTTTTCCGTATTATTGCTGTATAGTTTTCTCCATGCAGCTTTCAGCTTATCTATAGCATCCTGCGTTAGATTTTTTGCTGATTTTACGAACCCTTTCTTGTTTCCTCCTGTTTTCACAAGTCCTTCTTCATACTTCAGCGAATTGTAAGACACGCTTAGAATCTTGCTATTTTCTTCAACAATTCCTACACCACGCATCCCGTCGCGGGTTCCGCGAAGAACCCTAACAAACTGTTCCGGGAAATATCTTTTTCCTTGAACAAGGACAGCATATTCTTTAAAAATCACATCTGCATTCGAAGCATAGGACACATGATTTGACTGAACATATCGCAGTGACCGAATTTCGTTTCCAACCCAGTCCACATAAATATTTCCGTTTCCATCAAGCAAATAGTCTTTTACAAGCGCTTGCTTCATCATGTTCGCATCTAGCGTATCTCCTGTGTCTTCATTTAGAAGGTGCACTCTCCAATCACCTTTTACCTCTTCTACCCGCTTCTTTCCGCGCTTATAGAGTTTAATCGGCACATTTGCTACTGTTTCCGCAATTTCATTGACCGCTCCGGCAAGTGCCGGAATCTGCATTGCCTTTTCTCTGGTCATTTCATCATTTCCTAAAAATGCTTTCAGAAGCGGCTCTGCAAGCGCCGATTCGTCTATCATCTGTGGTTCCGCTCTTTCCCTACGTTTAAAAAATTTCCTTAAATTTCCTCCTATCCTACTTGTACAACAAAGTCATCTAAGCCATACATTACATACTGCTGCAGCAAATACATAGCGTTTATAAGACTTACCACCATATCGACTTTTCCCTCAGATTTCTTTTTATTCACATACTTGTTTCTGTTTGTGTCCTCTGTGCATCTCGCATTTTGGAAGTTAATTTCCAGCATCCTGTTAGACATGTAATGAAATTGTTGTTCCAGAATCAATTCCCGAAGCCACTTTGTCGGCTGGTGCAATACAGAACTGTGCTGCTTAATCTCCACACATTCGTACCCATCCTCTTCCAACTGCTGCACTGTGGCAAGAGCATTCCACTTGTCATATCCAATTTGCTGTATTTCAACCTCATATTCATTTTCAATTTCAACAATCTTGTTCTTCACGAATATGTAGTCAATAACCTCATTTCCGCATGAGAAGCAATCCCCTCTTGCAATTAATCTCTTATAGTCTACATGCTCTTTTTTGCTCTTAAACTCAACCTTATCAGTCGGAACAAATCCGAACACCTTTGCATAGATAATTCCATCAACAATCGTGACCATTGCAAGTGCTGTATTATCATCAGTTTGCGACAGGTCAAGTCCTAACCATACTTTCTTTCCTCGCCAGAATTCGGAATCATTTTCAATCCGGCACATTTTAACCTTCTGTATGTCAATATATCCCTCAACTCCAAGCCCTTTGTAAAGAATGTTGTTGTGTTTGCACAGGTAATTCTCACGCTTATTCTCATATAAGACAGCAATCGCACGTTTCTTTACGATTTCATCAAAGATGTATTTGTGCGCATAAGCTACCGGATTGCTTTGATAAATACACAGGTCATTCGTCTGCCATTCTTCCCCGATTTTTAATTCCTCATTCGGCTCATAAAGTAAAGCGAATGTTCGTCTGTCATCCAGTAATCCATCCAGTGTTTTCTTTGCAATATCTATCTCGTCAATCATGGCATTATCATCATTTGGATATTGCGTACTGATAATGATTCCCAGTTTATTAAACAATGTAATCTGGGATGACCTCATAGCTTCTATCGGGTATTCATCCATCGCTCCGCATTCATCCGCAAGAAACGCATGAGCCATCTTTCCATCCATTCCGTCATTGGAATATGCTAATGGTGTGTACTCATTGTCATTCAGCAAACAAATAATTTGGCTTCTCAAAATTTTAAATGCTGGTTCGTCTTCATCATACAACGCTGGACTTACCTTTATAATTTTCCGAATTGCCAATTTCAATTCAGAAGAAAGCGCCAGATCAGGAGCTACGGAAAAGAAACGCGAAAAATCCGGTTCCGTTAGCATTAGAAGTATAAAAATAATCGCACTGTTGAATGTTTTAAAATTCTTCCGCGCTATTTCCAATACTGCTGTGGTATAGAACCTTATGTCCTGCTCTGTATTTTTTAATTTCGTACAAAGCGTAGCAACAATAAATAGCCATGCATAATCTTCTAGTCCATCATAGATAGGGCATCTCAAATCAGGATGTACCATAAGTTTAAGCAGTTTACAGATTTTTTCATAGGCTTTTTCATCCACAAACGCGTCCTGGTCATTTCCCTCAACAATATTCAGCCAGCTCTCACATTGTTTTTTCACATAAACCGGTGCATATCCTACGTTTTCTTCAACACACCATTTCGCATAAGCGTAAGCTTTTCCGTCCTTAACCACTTAAAGCCTCTTTCAATGCATTATTTTTCTTTTCCGGGGTCTTTGGAATGCTTCTAAGGGAAGACGCAATCGTCATGACATTTTCTTTTTCAATATCGAAAAGCATCTTTCTTTTTGCCTGTATCTGCTTATCGTAGGATATAAGCTGTTTTGCAAGTGCATCTTGTAGTTTCAAAAATTCCGTAAACTCCATTTCTCCAGAACGTTCTTCTAATCTGTCCATTAGTTCTTGTGCATGCTCTCTTTTTTCTTCAAACTCTGCACATTCCGCAAGAGTAAGGCAATATCTGTTAATCACACTTCCATACAAATCATCACTTTTTTCAATTCCGGATAGGAGCTTTTTCATTCTTAAAAATTCTTGATGTGCTCTTGGATTATTTTTTACCTCTTCCATCTCTTTTAGCTTTACCCCAGAAAGAAGAGACTCTTCTGCCTGTTTTCTGGTCCTTAGTTCCTTCTTTGTTCTGTGCGATTTTCCTTCTAGCCGGATAACACTTGCCGGTTTTGATGGTCTTGCCATACTTGTCTCTCCTTTCTTTCTCATTTTGGGAATAAATTATAAATCATGGTGGGGCGTCGGTGTGAGGAACGCTTTATTGGAATAAAGTGTAACTCCGGGGGGATACTAGCCGCAAACAGGGAAACTCTGCCCCATGTCTTGCTCTTTTGTAATCCGAAATAGCTCTGCCCTTTTTATTTGTCCTTTTTCTGCCATCTCATGATGCCTAGAACACAACGTGATTAGGTTGCCATCATCTAGCCTCTTCTCGTAATCCTCTGCAAGTGGAACTATGTGGTGTACAGATATATCCTCTGTTTCATATTGTCTACTAGGATTACGTAATCCTCTTACGCATACCTGACAGCAATAGTTATCTCTGAGTTTTATCTCTTCCCTTTTATCTTGCCACTTCTTAGAGTTATGGAAATAACGAGATTGTTTACTTTGTTCTGTCCTATGTGACTGTCTCGCTCTTATACTTTGTTCCTTCTGTGGACATATATGTTTACCGTCATGTATTCTTCCGCAATAGCTACAAGCCTTTAGCATATCATCACCTCTTAATTGCGCCCCTGGGATTCGAACCCAGATTACCGGCTAAGGAGACCGGTGAGTTTGCCGTTACTCTAAAGCGCTATATTTCGTAAATACGGAGAGTAGGAGTCGAACCCACAATCGCTGGATATAAGCCAGGTGCAACGAACCACATCGCCTTCTCCGCATAAAGAAAGACACCTGACTGCTGCCAGATGCCTATCATTTTTACTCTTACTTTTATTCTTCTATGTCATTTTCCAGCTCATGGAATAATTCAGATAATTCATGTGCTTCTTTCTTCGTTAATGTGTGTGAATAATACTCATCGCACTCCTCTGAAACAAAAAACTTTCCATCATAAAATCCAATAGAAAATATTCTGTCTTTTATCATTTTTTCCAAAAGATTCTTATGCTTTTCCAGTATGCTGTGATGGTAGCATTCATTATCTTCCCAGCCGGAATACCATACATTTCCCATTTTGTTTCTCCTTTATAAAGCAGAATAACAAAAGACACCTGACTGCTGCCAGATGCCTTGTTGCTGAAAGTGTTTACTACAATCAGCTTGGTTACTTTTATTCTCGCACTTGGAAAGCCAGGAATCGAACCTGGGACACATAGATTAAAAGTCTACCGCTCTACCAACTGAGCTACTTTCCAAACTTGCAACCCACATGCGCCGTTATGCCGGTTGCTTGATGGTTTCCAATCTTTCGCGACTGATTTTGATATGGCAGTAACATAACCATGAAGTGGACTGCCTGCTGCCGGCGCTTACAATAAAATACCTTTATACCAGAAAAGAGGAGTGACGGTCTCTATGCTTTTTCCTGCAAAGGCGTTACCGTCTGAGCCTGATACAGCAACAGGGCTGTGATACCCTGCTGCCATGCCATACAAAAAGGAGTACTTATTATGAAACTATCTTGTTTCTGTTCCCATCATAAATACTATCACATAAAAAGCGGACATGAACGGACATTTCTTAAATAATTTCATTTTTTTCTAAAAATCTGTCGTGACGCTTTCTGCAACTCTCTTCTGTGTAGCTTATTCTCCTGTTTGGAAACCTTTTATTCATGTTTGCAGCCACTCTTCTCCATGTCATATCATCTATGTAATAGAACCGGAACATCTGTCTTAAATCACTTTTGGGAATCGCATTTATGAAATCATCTACTGCACTCATTGCTTCATGCAGCTCATCCTCCATAATCTGCAGTTTTGCTATTCTCTTTTTTAACATAGCTTTTACCGTACTGTATTCAGGAATGGGGAAGCCGGTTATCTTGATACTGCCTATAGTTCCATCTGCTCTGGTTCCAGTAACTGTGTCTGATACTACTCCCTCTTCCTCAATTTTCTGCAATCTCAGCTCATCTCTGTCTATCCTTTCTCTTAAATCTTTGATTTCCTCCCGGAGTTCGCAATATTGGATTAATATATCCTTTGTTACCTCCACCGGAATCACCTCCTGTACTTCTTCCCCGTCTCCTTGTCCCTGATTTCCGTCACTTCCACCCCGGATTTCCCTGCTGCCAGATTCAGCTTATTAAATACATTCCATATGTGTTTTGGCATCCGGCTGGCTCTATGTACTGCTATTTCTGCAGTAGGGTCTTTGTATCCTTCTTTATTCATCTGGCCTCCTTCCTGGCATATAGGCCATCTGGTTTTTTCATAATATTACTCCTTGTTTTCTTTTATTAAATCACAACTAATTTTGTATAATCTGGATAAAATCCTTTCTTAAAAACAAAATGTGCGTATTCAATTGAATCTGTCGAACCATGCTTAACATTACCGTTTTTATCAAACTCAACATATCCATTCCTATCTTTTTTATCACAAAATCCAATTCGTTTGTGATGAACGAAGCACCATTTCGGCATATTTTTTTCAAAAAAACTCTTTCTTTCTTTACTGCCAAAAAAGTTTAATCTTAATAACATAATCACATATCCATTGTCTTTTATATCACCCAATGCTTTCTCTATAATCTGGACAGCATTAGTAAACGGAGGATTTGTGATTATTAAATCTGGTCTGGTTTCTAATTCTATTTGCAAGTAATCTTCTTGATTACATGCCAAAGAATCTTTTCGTATATCCATTGTTGATATATTACATTCCCCAAATATATTATGTATTGCAGTTGGATAACTCATAGGGTGATAGAGTTCCTTTATACCACATTCATCCTTTATTTCTTCATTTCCTCCTGCACATGGATCAAGAATATTTATTTTATTCCAGTCTACATCTACTCTCTTATCAAATTCTTTTAAAAACAATTCAATGTCAGATATCGGTGTTACATAATAATCCGATACGTGTTCTTTTCTTGCATTACTTCTATTTGTACTACTCATATTTTATTCCTTCTTTTCCTTAATGTACTGTTCACATATATACACAAACTTTCCTTCCTTCTGGAATTATCTCCCCGCAACATATGCATCTATCTTCCATTTAGTCACCTTCTTTAATGCCCGGCCAGAAACGTATGAAGCATATGTTCCCGCCAGTCTGCTTGTCCACTGTTCCATCTTTCACATGTATCATCATCTTCTACTAAAAGACCTTTTAAATCACACAGGCCTCCGTCATTTTCCGTACAAGTTGCACAAGTTTTATTTTCCATCGTGTTCTCCTCTTTCTATGTAGTTCATAAGTTCCTCCTCTTTTTCTGCACTTCTTGTTGCAGCAAAAACAAGGGCCATTATGATTGCGCCGATTAATGTTCCGGCCAAAAATGCTATTATTCCTATTAGCATGCTCATGTCGTTATTCTCCTTTGTATGGGTTTGGAAGTGGCTGCCATGCTACAACATCATAATTGTTATAGCGCCCTTCTCCACAAAACATTTCATCATATCTAAACCACTTATCTTGTTCGTTTATTGATAACACAGTCGGAACTCCTGCCCTTTTTATCATTGCGATAAATTCTATCGGTTCTCCATTGTCGTGTTGTCTTGCTTCCGGCAGCCTCTCATCCACCAGAATCCAATCATTAGCTTTATATACTGTTGGCTGCTCATCAATTATTCTCCTAAATGATTCTTTACATTCTCTGACTACCATTGCTTGGCTTGGATCGCCTGTAATTGCGAGGAAGAAATTTCTCACTTCTTCATCTAGTGCATTCGCATCAATCAACCTCTTTCCACGCATGCCTGAAACTTCATCCATGTGAGAGCGGATGATTTCTTTTACCCATCCAATGCTCACATAATCATCACACATTCCGAAAGATTCAAACTCTATCGCATGATTTTCAATCTCTTCTAAAATCTTCTCTAGTACGTTCATTCTATTCTTCCTCCCTGTCAATCCGCTGTCCGCAATTCGGACAGTAGCTATAATCGTCATAATCTACCTCGTACCCGCTGCCACAATGAGGGCATAACCATTCATCCCATATAAATGTTCCGTCTGGTGCATAACCATCTCCGTCATATGTCGGCTTCTTCGGTAACTGCTTTTCCAGTGCTTCGATTGCAGTTTTTGCATGTTCAATACTTTTCTCTATCGGTTCATTATCATTTTTAGGTTCAAAAGTTTTGTTATACTCAATCTTTTGTTTGCCTATATCAATTGTAATTTTTAATGCTTTGATTGCTTCTCTAACTTTCTTTTCGTCCATCTTCCCGTACCTCTATTCCTATATTTTATGCACTCTCCCCAGTTTTTTCGCTATTGCTTCAATAATCGTCACTGTAACTCCGTTTCCTGCCTGCTTGTACAACTGGCTATCCGAACTAACAAATGCTGCTTTCTCAAAATAATCATCTGTCCAGCCCTGCAGTCTGAAGCATTCCCTCGGTGTTAATTTCCTGATTGCTATGTAACATTGATATTTTTCGTACCAAACTGCATATACAGTTAATTCTTCTGATACCTGAACAAATATTCCCTGATTGCATCCTGTATCAAGTGTATTTGCAATTTCACGTCCTACTCTTCCTCTTCTCGTTTTACTGTTTGGAACTGCAAAATTTACACTGTCAATTCCTACTCTGCATTCAGTATATCCCTGTTTCGTTGCCTCTTTAGCTTCAATAGCGGCACCGTGCCGGTCCTGTCCTGTCAGAGTGAACATCGGCTCACCATCTTCCTTGAACCGCCTTCCATTCTGTCGTTTCTCTGCTCTGTCTGGTGTAAGGACCGGGATCGCTATTTTGGGGTTATCTCCATAACTAGCCGAACAACATTGTGAAATTCCATTAACTGAATGAACTTGCCCATCTTGAAATGAATTTATTCTGCCTACAATCTTGATTCCTACTTTATTACCTTCGCCTTTGTTTGTTGTGAGCGTAGGGCTTAATCCGTTACCATTGTATATTCTGTCCCTTTGAGAATTCCTTCCGTTAATACATCCATCTAAAATTAAGTGAACACTATTTTTTCCGTTTGCTCCTTCGGCAGGAAATACTTCTGAGGTACTTCGTCCTCTAAGATGTCCGATAATGAACACCCTTTCTCTATTTTGAGGCACTCCGAAGTCTTTAGAGTTGAGCACTTGCCATTCTGCATCGTACCCCCCCCCTGCTCCATTTCAATGAGCAGCCTGGCGAAATCCCATCCTCCATTAACGCTAAGCAGATTCTTAACGTTCTCAACGAAAAGGTAAGTGGGTTTATCTTCTTCTTCGAGTTGTCCGATAAGGTACATAACTCTAAAAAACAGGCTTGAACGGTTTCCTTGAAATCCAAGCTGTTTTCCGGCAACTGAGATATCCTGGCAAGGGAATCCGAAGCACCAGCAATCTGCTTTTGGAATGTCCCCGGCATACACTCTTCTAATGTCATTTGCATACCATTCTCCATTTCTGTACTCCTCCTTTAGTATTTCTTTTTGTCGTTGTTTCAGTGACATCTTGCCCATGGAATCTCTCTGTTCTGGTGTAAGCAAGTGCATGGACGTATAGCTTGCAGTTGCAAACTTGTCAAACTCACAAAAACCTACGCACTCATGTCCTGCCAGTTCCATTCCCCTGCGGAACCCTCCGACTCCGGCAAAAAAATCAATAAATTTCACTGATCTTCCCCTACCTCTCTTTCTATCTCATCATCCGTCAACTTCAGCAAATTCCCGGATTGGAAGAACACTGCTCCGGCTGGTGTTACCTGCATACATTCTATGTAGCCTTCTGCTTTGGCTTCCTTGGTTCCGAATCTTCCATGTAAGGTCTTGCTGTGCTTACGGAGGTAGGTTTTTCCGGGGATTAAATCTTTCTTATCCATACTCACGCCTCCCTGTTGTCCTGCCACTTTTTCAGAATCAGTGCAGCTGGTTCTTCATATCCTGCGTCCAGAAGTGTTTTCACTGCCAGGTCTACGGAAATATATCTGTTCTTGCTGTCTGCTTCCCTTAGATTGCTTTCCATTTCCTCCCAGGCGGATTCAACACCACACTGTTCCTCTAATTCCTTCATCATGTCAGAGACCTTCACATAGCGGTTTGCATATGCATCCCAGCTATCACAAACCATCGTGTGCCTCAGCATCCGCTCAATATACTGTTTCAGGCGTTTTCCTCGCCATCCGTAGTCCTCGTATAATGTCCATAGAGCCAATGTTCTAATGGTATCTGATAATCTGTGCAGTAGAACCAAATACATGCTCTTAAGGTGCTCTTCCGGGACTACAACGGATATTCCACAGATACCTCTGCACCGCAAGTCCGCTTCCAACCCATCTATTCCCTTAGCCTTTGCTGTTCTAAGTGCATAAGCTGCACCCTCATTCCTCCATTGTTCTTCCTTGCGATTCATTTTTTCTCCTCCTGCCTCTTACGCTCTCTTTTCTACATAACTCTTTTTTCCTGTCCCGATATAATTCCGCTCCTGCCAGCGCAAGAACCCACACGACCAGCAGGGCTATCAGGAATACGCTTACCTGGATAAGCAGCACTGCAATTTCTTGTATTGTGTATAATGCTTGCATTTTTTACCTCTATTTTTGTTATTTTTTCTGTGCATATCCTGCACCTATCTTTTCGACCATCCTCTGCATATTCTCCTGGTAGATATGCTCCCGTACAGATTCCTCCGGGAAGTCTATCTGGTAGCACCGCTCCTTAATCCGGTTTGTTATCCGCTCATCATAATCTAGGCCCTGTATTGGCTCGTTGCTGGTGAAGATTGTTATTTTCCGTTCCACATACCGGCTGTTCACGATTTGATAGAACTTATCCCGCACCCACTGGGTTGCCTTCTCAGTTCCGAAATCATCCACCACTAGGACTTCTGCCATCACCAAAGCATCTAAAAGCTGGCTCTCGGTGTACTCGCTGTCATTGTCATAAGTGCGCCGGATTTCTGCCAGGATGTTCATGGATGTGGCAAATTTCACACCGGTATCGTGCTTTTGCATAATCTCATTTGCCAGGGATGCCGCCATTCTGGTTTTCCCGGAACCTTTTGTCCTGGAATACAGGTACAGCCCCATGCCTTTGCTTTTGGCTTCGTCAAAGGCTCCTATGTACTCTTTTATCATGGCACAGGCAACATTTATCGTCCGTCTGCTCTCAGGTGCCTTATAAACGCTTGTACGGAACGTGGCAAGGGTCATATCTTTGAACGCTTCTGGAATCTCTGCAAATCTTATTCTCCTTCGCATCCGGTTCTCTTCCCTGCACTTACAGGGGGAAGCTACTTCCACGCCATTTACAACTTCGGTAATCCATTCGGTTCCGCCACAGATGGGGCAGATATCAGAATCCTTCGAACTCTTCCCCGAATCCCTGCTCAACAAGCCGCTTGACATATCCTGTTTCACCTGCTGCAGTTTCTCCTCCAGTGTCATTTTCTTCCGCCTCTCCAAGATAATCCATAAACGGTGTACTTGGTCCCAAGAACGTAGCAGCCAGTTTGATATACTTCTGCTCTGTCTTTTGTCTCTGGCACTCATCTGCGTATCTTTTAACTGCTGTTTCCAGCTCGT